AATTATTGATGGTAACGCATTATTTGTAATTGTTTGGGATTTAAAAAGAATGACACCAAAGGAGTTGGTTCCTGTTGCGTGGTCTAAGGTAAAAGTAAAACAAGAGGCTGGATTAAACTATTATAAGATTGATGATTCATTAACACTAGAACAGGCTTCTGTGCTTCATTTTAAAATAAATTCAGAAGATGGAATAATTGGGCGTGGCGTTTTAGACTTTGCAAAAGATAGTTTAGGATATGCTAAAAACTTAGACAAGTTTGGTAGCAAGTTTTTTGAAAACGGAACTCAATTAACTGGATATTTAAAAACTGACAAAGTATTATCTGATAAGGCTATTGAAAGAATAAAGAAATCATGGAACACTAAATACGCTGGTGTAGAAAATTCAAATAGTGTTGCTATGCTTGAAGAGGGTATGACTTTCCAACCAATAAATATAAGTCCTGAACAAGCCCAATTTTTACAAAGTAGAAAATTCACTAAAAACGAAATAGCAGCATGGTTTAAATTACCACCTCACATGATTGGTGATTTAGAACGTGCAACATTTTCAAACATCGAGCATCAAAACATTAATTTCGTTCAATTCTCTTTATTGCCATACGTGGTAAATATTGAGCAAGAATTGAATTTTAAGTTATTGAAAGAAGATGAAAAAACAAGTAAGTTTTTTAAAATGAACATGAACGCTATTTTACGTGGCGACATTAAATCAAGATTCGAGAGTTATCAAATAGGTATTAACAATGGTTTTCTTTCACCAAATGAAGCAAGGTCATTAGAAGATTTAAACCCTTATACAAATGGTGATACATTCTTTATGCCTTTAAATATGGCTGAAAATAACGGTAAAAAACAAGAAGATGGAAAAACAAATTAGAAAAGCAAATTTAAGAGTTACAGAAAACTCTGAAGAAAATAGAACGGTGCAGTTTGTAATATCAACAGCCGACAAAGATAGACATGGAACGGTTTTAAATATGAAGAACTGGAAACTTGATAACTTTAATGCAAACCCTATTGTGGGTTATCAGCATAATGTTTATGGTGATAGTTTCTTAACAAGCCCAGACCCTGATGATATATTGGGAGTTGCACGAGCATGGGTAGATGGTGAAGAACTAATTGGCGAGGTTACATTTGAAACTGCTGACATTAACCCAAAAGCTGATAAGATATTCAAAAAAGTAATGAACGGCACTTTAAAAGCCACATCTGTTGGATTTGTGCCAATAAGAAATGATAAGGGAACAACAGGAGAAAAAAGAGGTGATACATTTTATTATCATGGTCAAGAACTTTTAGAGTTTTCTATTGTAAACATTCCAAGCAATCCGAAAGCATTAAAAAGAGGGATGGAATTTACTTCAATGTTTATAGATGAAGAGGTTGAAATAGAGAAAAAAGAAATTAACGAAATTGTTACAGATTTAACAAATGAAAATAAATCTAACAATAATTTAAATATATATGAAAAATTATTAACTTTGAAAAAACTAAAACATTAAACATGAACACAAAGAATAAAGAAATATTCGAGAAAGGAGCAAGGCTTTATACCGAGATGGAGTCAATCGTTAACAACGCAAAAAGCGAAGGACGTGGAATGACTAAAGATGAAGAAACGAGATTCGATAAATTAAACGAAGAACACGTTTCTATTGAAAAACTGTTAGAAAGCGACAAAGCTATCGAGCAAAGAAAATCAGTTTTTGAACAAAAAATTGAACAAATAGCTTCTGAAAACAACAAATCAGTTGAGCAAGTAAATGAAGAAGTAAAAAGAGTTTTAGATACTCAATTGAAGTATGTAAGATTTGGTGTAAACGCCTTATCAAGTGAAGAACAAGCTATATTAGCACAAACAAGAGCACAAACAACTTCTGATTCTGCTGGTGGTTATACTATTGATAGTATTTTAGCAAACGAAATTGTTAAATCTTTAAAAGACTTTAGTGGTGTTCGTCAAGTTGCTAAAATTATAAATACATCTACTGGTGCTGATTTGATTTATCCAACAAATAACGATACATCTAATTTAGGAGCAATCTTAAGTGAAGCAACTGCTGACACAGAATTAGACACCGTAATGGGAGCTAAAACTATCACAGCATACATGTACACTTCAAAAATCATTACAATATCAAAACAACTTTTACAAGATTCTGCTTTTGATTTGATTGGATTCATTACAAATGATATTTTTGTTAACAGAATTGGTAGAATACAAAATAAACATTTTACAGTAGGTACTGGTTCATCACAACCTGAAGGGTTAGCATGGTTCGCTTCGCAGGGAGCAGTTGCTGCTGATGATGCTACTATTGCTTTAAATGACTTGTTAACACTTAAACATTCAGTTGATGTTGGTTATAGAGCAAACGGAACATTTATGATGAATGACGCTACATTGTTAGCAATTAAAAAATTGTCTTTGGCTGGAAATTACCCATTATTCCAACCAAGCTTTGCTGCTGGTGCTCCATCGACAATAGATGGTTCAAACTACGTAGTAAACAACGATATGCCTAACATTGGGGCTGGTGACCGTTCAGTATTATTTGGTGACTTCTCAAAATACATTATTAGAGATGCTGGTGGTATGCAAGTAATGAGAATGACTGAAAGATATGCAGAATACTTAAAAGATGGTTTGATTGGTTACATGAGAACAGACGGTAAACTTTTAGATACTGCTGCTGTTAAAGCATTAAGACACCCTAACACCTAATCTATGATAAAGGTAAAAATGAAAGTTTCATTAGCTTCTCCAACGGTATTATTTGCTGTTGGAGAAGTATTTGAATTTACAGAAACAAAGGCAAATCGTTTAATAAATCAAGGTTATGCAGAAAAAGTATCAGACAACAGTACAACCGACGTTAGAACCGATAAGCCTAACGGAAGCAAGGGAACATCTAAGAAACGAGGGGCTAACCGTAGATAATGATTATTTAGAGGCTTTAATAGTTGCTGCAAGGCAATATATTGAGAAGTATCTAAATAGAGCATTAATAGAACAAACTTGTTTACAATCATGGGATAGAGTACCAAGTAATGCAGTATTTGAATTAGCACAAAACCCTTTAATATCAATAACATCGTTTAAATATTATGACGAAAATGGTGTTTTACAAAATTATTCTAATTACCAATTAGACACTCAAAGCGACATAGTTAAATTAGTTCCAAATGTTGACACAGTATTTCCAAGTACACAGAATGGGCGACTTAATAAAATTCAAATTACCTATAAATGTGGTTATGGTGATGCTGCTGAAGATGTTCCACAATTAATTAAACAAGCGATAAAGATAATGATTGCTTATTTATACGATGAAAATAGAGGAGGGGTAGTAAGTGGACAAGGTATATCAATGGAAATTAAACACCCAAAAGTTATTGAGTATTTATTAGTAGATTATAGATTAACTGGTATATGATAATGATATTGCTGCCAATATGGGGAAGGGAAAAGATAACAGAATTATGTTTATCTAATCTATTCGAGTTAAAAGGCAGGCATGATATTGAAGTTATTTGCGTGGTTAGTGAACAATGGGCTAAAATAAGGGCTTTTGAATACGGTTTTAAATATGTGGAGGTTGAAAACTTCCCTTTAGGAAATAAGATGAATAAAGGGGTCGAATACGCTTTAAAATTTGATTTTGACTACTTAATGAATTTGGGGAGTGATGATTTAATTGATGATAGAATATTTGAACTTTACGAGCCTTATATTGAAGCGAAAGAAAAAATGTTTGGAATCAATAAAGTATCTTTTTTTGATATTAAAACAAAAAAAATAAAACGCTTTGATTATAAACACATGATTGGAGCTGGTAGAATGATTAGAAAAGATGTTTTAAAAGCTAAACACCCAATCTATTCACCAGAAAAAAACAAGTGTTTAGATGATAATTCAGCATGGAATATGTTTGGAACAAATATGATTGAGATTGATTGTGATGATGATATTATTGTTGATATTAAATCGGACGAAAATATATGGTCTTTTGATTATTTTGTTGGCGATTTATTAGAAGTTGGAGAGTTGAAAGTTGACGACACTATTTTAACTAAATTAATTGAACTGTGAGAAGTGAGAAATTAGATAAACGTATAGTTATTGAGCAGTTGACAATATCAATAGATGGATATGGTCAGCGAACACGCATTTGGACTGTTTTAGCTTCGTGCTGGGCTAATATTAAGTTAAATATAGGTAATGAAATGGTTTCATCAAAATCAACTGTTACGGATAGGGTAATTGATGTAAAGATAAGATATAGAACAGATTTAAATTATAATATGCGAATAATTTACAATGACGAATATTATAATATTGATGATTTAATAGAATTGGGTCGTGAAGATGGGATAATGATTAAGGCTTCTCGACTATGGCAAACGTAAAAATAACAGG